CACTGAGAGAGCGTGTTAAGAACCTAGAGAAAGAAAACGATAGATTGAAGTCTAGATAATGGCAAGGAATACCATCAAGGGAAAAAATACTCGTAAGGGCTCAAATAAAGCCACTGGACGTAATTACTCTAAAGAAAAGAAGTATCAGTCCACTACGGAAAGAAAGAAGTACAGAGCGGCCTTAAATAAGGCTAATCGCAAAGCTGGTACATATGGCAATGGAGACAAGAAGGACATGAGTCATACAAAGAGTGGAAAGCTAGTTAAGGAATGTCAATCAAAAAACAGAGCTCGTAATAGAGGAAAAAAATGAAAAAATTATTTGAAATATTTAAAGGACAGCAAGGTGAATTCAGTAGTAAGCGTGTTGTAGGTATTGTAGGTGCAATTATTTTATTTGCAACATTTGCCGCTAATTCATTCTCAGAAGTGCATATCGCTCCAAGCGATAAGTTAGTGGAAGCAGTTGAGTGGGTAGTAATACTATGCCTAGGCTTTACTTCTGCTGAGAAGTTCTCTAAAAAATGAGAGCGTTAATACTAGCTGTATTACTGTCTAGTTGTTCAGCTAATTGGCACTTGAATAGGGCCGTTAAGAAAGATCCTAGTATCCTTCTTGAGCAAGTTGTAAAGATAGATACGTTTACAGTTAGAGATACGTTCACTTATCACGATACATTCGTAACAAATTCAGTTGATACCATTACCATTGATACAGGTAGTGTTCAGGTTCGTATTATTCGTGAGCATGATGTGATTAGGACTACAATCACTCAAAAACCAGATACTGCATACATTACCATTGAGAAGACATTACCTCCTAGAGTCATTAATAAACAGAGTTGGTTCAGGTGGTGGTACTTACTTCCTTTCTTTATTATTTGGGCTCTAGACAAGTTAAAATGATAAGGGCTATATTTGTAATATAATACAATGGAAAAAAATAAAATCACACAAGAAGAACTAGAGTTAATTCAGCAAATGAACACCGATTACACAAAAGCCAAAATGGCTATTGCGGATGCTGAGTTAACCAAACAGACATCTTTACACGCTATCGAAGTAATCCGTGAGCAGTTCTCTAATCACGAGAAGATATTGATAGACAAGTATGGTAAGGATGCTGTCATCAATATGCAAACTGGAGAAATAACACAAAAAGAAAATGGCAAAGATTAGCACATATGCTACCGATGGTAGTCCATCATTATCTGACAAAGTAATTGGCACTGAGGTGTCTTCTGACAACGCAACAAAAAACTACTTATTAAGTGATTTAAAAACACTTATGTTCAGTACGTTTGGTGTGTCTCAAATCATTGATGCATCATCAACTTCTGATCAAGAGCCCTCAGGTCTTGACTCTGCATTACAAGTTTCTTTTGGAGCTGCTCAAAATACAGCTTCAGACCCTGTGATGTTGGCTGCTGATGGTACAGTTACTTTTAATAGCCCAGGTTTGTATTTAATGAATGCATATGGTACTGTTGAGCGTCAAGGCTCTTCAGGGGGTGTGTCTGTTTTGTTGTTCCGTTCTTTAATTAATGGGATTCAAGCAGGATCTGTAAAAGGTTTTGAGTTAGACTCTACAGGCGTTATGTTACCGTATGAAATAACTATTCCTATAAACATAGAAACCGCAGGCACTACGCTTACATTTGAGATTATGCGTGATAGCTCAGGAGTAGATCAAGGTGGTCTATATACTCATACCAATTTAGGTGGATGGGATAACGTACCTTCTGCTGAAATAAATATCTGGAAAATAGGCAACTAGTATGTTGATCCGTAAAGTATCAGTGGGCCTTGACTACAAGGCTGCTATGCACTACATCGTAGGGCAAGATGTGTTATCTAATAGTAATAAGATACACTTGATACGTTACGATGAGAAAAGCCAAAGCTATAAGATATATATCATAAACCAAAAAGAAGAGGTTGTGCTTTGGAAAGAGTTTAACTCTAGTATGCCTGTAACAATTGAATACAATATAAACTTTTAATGAAATCACCTTTCTACTTCATAGCTAAGCCTGTGAATGGAAGCCGATATAACAATACAAAAGAAGTAGCCGGAATTGAGTTAATCATAAACACATCAGAAGAAGAACACAAATTCTCAAACCGATACGCTGAAGTAGTCGAGCTTCCATTAGATTACAAAGGCCCAATAACAGTTGGTGACATATTACTTGTTCACCATAACGTATTTAAATTTTATAACGACATGAAAGGTCGTAGAAAGAGCGGTAAAAGCTTTTTCAAAGAAGACTTATTCTTTATTGAGAATGACCAATTTTATATGTACAAGCATGATGGTAATTGGTACTCTCACGATAGGTATTGTTTTATAAAGCCTATTGACGCAAAAAAATCGTATATTATGAAGCCTTTCAAAGAAGAGCCTTTGATGGGTGTAATGCGATACCCTAACGAGTATTTAATTAGTAAGGGTGTCAAAGAGGGAGATACTATATGCTTTGAGCCTGAGTCTGAGTATGAGTTTGACGTTGATGGTGAAAAGTTATATAGGATGTTTGATCACAATATAACAATGAAGATATGTCCTTAATGATTATGGAAGATGTCCTTGCCAATCCAGATGCATATGTTGATGACATATATAGACTAGGTTTTGGTGAATTTGAAGACGGTGAAAATGTTTTCAAAGGAGTTCAACAAAGACCAAATACTGATGAGTTTGCTTACGTAGTAAGTGAGTTATTCCAGAATTACGATATTGCTTTGAACTTTGTGAGGAGGTCTCCATATATGCAGGAGGAGCCAAACTTCATCCATACAGATGAAATGATGGGTGATGTTACGTGTATACTTTATTTGAATAAATACCATCCTGATGAGGATGGTACTACGTTATATGATGACGAGGGCAAACCATCGATGATAATAAAAGCTAAATACAATAAAATGTTTTGCTTTGACTCATCAATGGTTCACTCACGTAATATGTATAATAATTTCGGTGAAGACCGTGATGCAAGATTAATTCAAGTTATATTTTTAATTAGAAGAGATGAGTGATTCAAATGAAATCAAATTGAAGATTATTGAGGCGGGAAGACAAGCTGTTGAACAACTAGTAAAGGTTGCTAGGGAGGATATAATAAAACCCGACCCAGACGATGAACTAGCTGCCGATCGTTTAAAAAATGCTGCTGCAACAAAGAAGTTAGCAATCTTTGATGCGTTTGAAATTTTAAACAGGATAGAAGCAGAAAAAGAAAGTCTAGAAATGTCTTCAAAAGGGTTAGATTCATATACGCAAAGTAAGCAAGGTTTTGCAGAACGAAGATCAAAATAGCATATACCGCATTATACCTGACTATGTCAAGAAAGCGACTAGGCTTAGTAAGAATTCTTCTAGGTCCTGGAAGTATGGATATGATGATAAATACGATATGGTCATTATATCTAAGACAGGTCAGATAGGTGATGTTATTGAGATATCTGGTTTGAGGATTGCACTACCTGCTGTACCTAAAGATGTATTTAAAAGGAGTAATGTGCCTTCCGAGCAATATTGGGAGCGTACTCCATTGCCAAATGAACTAAGCAAGATAACTTCCATTTTCAAATGGAATGAGATGCCATCTACATTTAAGAACCGATGGGTTGATTATGTAGAGAATCAATTTGACTATCGTGAGGATGGTTATTGGTTCATGAATAATGGAATGCCTACATACATTACAGGTAGCCATTGGATGTATTTACAGTGGTCTAGTATTGATGTTGGATTCCCAGACTATCGTGAGGCTAATAGAATATTCTTTTTGTATTGGGAGGCTTGTAGAGCTGATAAGAGGTCATTCGGTATGATTTACCTGAAGATTAGACGTTCGGGTTTTTCATTCATGTCATCATCAGAATCTGTAAATATTGCAACTCTCGCTAAAGACGCTAGGGTAGGTATACTATCTAAAACGGGTTCTGACGCTAAAAAGATGTTCACGGACAAGGTAGTTCCGATAAATAATAAACTACCATTCTTTTTCAAGCCTATCATGGATGGTATGGATAAGCCAAAGACAGAATTAGCTTATCGTGTACCTGCTTCTAAAATCACTAAGAAGAATATGCATGATCTCGATAGTGATATTGATGGCTTGGATACAACCATTGACTGGAAGAATACAGAGGACAATAGTTATGACGGTGAGAAGCTTTTATTTTTGGCTCATGATGAGAGCGGAAAATGGATTAAGCCAAATAACATATTAAACAACTGGCGTGTAACTAAAACTTGTTTGCGTCTAGGTAGTAAGATTATTGGTAAGTGTATGATGGGGTCAACATCTAATGCTTTGAGCAAGGGTGGTGAGAACTTCAAAAAGCTTTACGAAGATTCAAATGTATCAAGCAGAAATGCCAATGGTCAGACTAAGTCAGGCTTATACTCTTTGTTTATACCTATGGAGTGGAATATGGAGGGCTTTATCGATAGATATGGGATGCCTGTATTTAAGAAGCCGAAAGAACCTATTATAGGAGTAGACGGAGAGGATATAGTAAACGGTGCTATTGACTATTGGGATGCTGAGGTAGAGTCTATGAAGAGTGATGCTGATGCTTTAAATGAATTTTATCGTCAGTTTCCAAGAACAGAATCTCATGCATTTAGAGATGAAAGTAAGCA